GCGCCACCCTGCCGGGGGACCAGTCTCCCGAGGAGCCGTCCGCCGACAGTGACACCGATCCGATGTCACCGTCGCTGGCACCCAGGCGCGGCTGATGTCGGCACCTGACGCGGCCGCGATCGTCCTGGAGGCCTGGCGCTCAGCCTGGGCGCTACCCCCCGACCTGCTGGTCTCTGCCTGGTCGGACCGTTTCCGCTACCTGCTCACCAGCTCGACGCCGTTCCCGGGGCGCTGGAGCACTGCCCGCACGCCCTACCTGCGCCGGATCATGGACGCCCTCTCAGCCAACGACCCGGCCGAGTGGGTGATCTGCCAGAAGGGCGCCCAGGTCGGGGTCACCGAGGTGCTGCTCAACTGGCTGGGCTACTGCATGCACCTCGACCCCAGCGCGCTGCTGCTGGTGCTGCCTTCGCTCTCCTTCGCGAGGAAGTACTCCAACCGGCGCATCCAGACCATGATTCACGACTGCCCGGCGGTCTGCTCGCGGGTCGCCGAGGAGCGCTCGCGCGCGCGCAAGAACACGGCGCTCTACAAGGAGTTCGCGGGCGGCTCGCTCACCATCGCCGGAGCCAACTCGCCGATCTCGCTGGGCTCCGATCCGGTCGGTCGCATCGCCTTCGACGAGCTCGACCGCTTCAAGGAGCAGGTCGGCTCCCACGGCTCGCCCGTGGCCCTGGCGGAGGGCCGCGCGACCATGTTCCCGATCCGCAAGTTCCTCGCGATCTCGACCCCCACCGTGCGGGACGAGAGCGAGATCGAGGACCTCTACCGGACTTCGGACCAGCAGCACTTCCACGTGCGCTGCCCGCAGTGCGGCCGCTTCGATTTCCTCACCTGGTCGGGTTATCGCGACTTCGCCCGGCGGGCCGACGAGGGGCACCACTGGATCCACTGGCGCGAGGACATGCCCGAGACCGCCCACATGATCTGCGGCGACAAGGACTGCGCCCACGCCACCGAGGAGGGTCACAAGGGCGAGCTGCTGGCGGGCGGCGACTGGGTCGCGACCGAGGGTGCCGGCGATGGCACCCGGCGGGGCTTCCACCTGCCCGGGCTCTTGAGCCCCCCGGGTGCCTTCAGCTGGGGCAAGGCGGCGAAGCAGTTCCTCGAGCGGCGCCACGATCCGCCGAGCTTTCGCGTCTGGGTCAACGAGGTCCTCGGCGAGACCTGGGAGGAGACCCCGCAGACGATCGAGGTCTCGACTATCCTCAAGCGCTGCGAGCCCTATCCCGAGCCGCCGCGCGAGATCCCCAGGGGCGTCGGTCTGCTGGTCGCGGCCGCCGACACCCAGGACGATCGGCTCGACTACCTGGCGGTCGGCTTCGGCGCTGCCGAGGAGTCCTGGGTGATCGAGTCCGGCTCACTCGACGGCGACCCCGGCATCGTCGCCGGCTCGCCCGAGGAGCCCTCGGTCTGGCAGCGCCTCGAGGCCATCCGGCGCAAGCGCTGGCTGCACGCGAGCGGCCGCGTGATGCGCATCAAGGCGCTGGCCGTGGACACCGGTGGGCACCACTCCGACGAGGCCTACGCCTACTGTCGCAAGCATGCTGGCCGCGGCGTGCTGGCGATCCGCGGCGGCAACGATCCGACCGCACCGCTCACCGGAGTCAGTGGCACCAAGAACCAGGGCAAGGTGCGCCTCTACACCCTCGGCGTCGATGCCGGCAAGGACATCATCTGGTCGCGGCTGAAGATCACCACGCCGGGCCCGGGCTTCATCCATCTGCCCAAGGACCGGTCCTGGACCGAGGGCCCCGGCGGTGAGGCCTTCGTCGAGCAGCTGCTCAGTGAGCGCAAGCGGCGAGTGATCGTGCGCGGGAAGAAGACCCGCCGCTGGGTCGAGCGGCGCGCCAACGCTCCGAACCACGCCTTCGACCTGATGAACTACTGCCTCGCAGCCCTGCGGCTCCTCTCGCCGGCCTGGACCAGCACCCTGGCGGCCCGCGCCAAGGCATTGGAGGAGGCCCCGCTGGAGCCGCCGACTGCTCCGGTTGAGGGGATGGCGCCACCGGTGCCCAGGCCGGAGCCTCCGCGGCCACGGCGCGGGCTGCCGAGCGGCCGTTCCGGGGGTGGACTGCGGCGCGGCTCGCGGGATCGGTTCTGATTCCACTTGCGTACGACCGTGCTCCGGGTGTAGCACTCCCCGCCGTGGGAACGCAGCGAGGACGTCGCGCCCCCGACCTCCCCGCGACACTGCGCGAGCGCAGGGGACTACTGCTCGAGCAGGTCGCGGAGAGGATGGGGACGCGCATCCCCAACGTGAGCCGCTATGAGAACGGCGAAGTGAAGGCGAGCGGGAAGTTCATCGCTCGCTGGGCGTCTGCGGTCGGCGAGACGCAGAAGGCCGCGACGCAGGCGTACTGGTGGGCAATCCTGCTGAGCTGTCGAAAACGGATGCGCGAGGCGCGCGAGCAGCTTGGGACCACCGGACGGCGGAAGTAGCCGAAAGGACCATTGCGCCGGTTATCATAACTGCTTCAAGCTGTGTGCGGACGCTCAGATCGACGAGCGATTAGGACGACGCAGGGCCGCGCCCGCACATGAGGGCTGCGAGAGAAACGGTCGGCAGTGCCGCAGTCGAATGGGTCTCGCTCTACACACGCACCACGCGGAGCACACGGAACGTGATGATCGCCAGTCGCCGCGTCGAGATGTACCTGCAGCCGAAGCTCGGCGCGATCCCCCTTGCCGACCTCACCGGCGACGATGTCCGGCGCTATCGGCTCAGCCTCGAGGCCGGTGGCTTCGCTCCTGCAACTGTCGGGCACCTGCTCTCTGATCTGCGCTGTGTGCTCAACTGGTGTGTCGAGAGCGACCGTCTCGAGCGCTCGCCCTTCCCGAAGCGCATCATGCCCCGCCTGCCCCAGGTGCCGCCCGACCGCCTTTCGGATAGCGAGGTCGAGCAGCTCCACGCCGTCCCGGATCCTCAGGCGTTCGTGATACGGCTCGGCCTGGGCACCGGTCTACGCTGGGGCGAGATGTGCGCAGCGCGCGCCGAGGACGTCGAAGGCGGCGCGCTGCAGGTCTACCGCACGAAGGACGGCGAGCTGCGGCGGGTGCCGCTCGCCCCGGCTCTGCGCGAGGAGATCCGACGGATGCGGGGCCGCATCTGCCCGCGCGCGCAGAGCGCGGTGAGCGGCTTCAACGCCTTCATCAAGCGGCGCAGCGGGATCGCTCACTTCCACGTCCACCAGCTCCGGCACACGTTCGGCTGCCGCTGGGTGGAGCGCGGTGGCTCGCTGGCCGCTCTGCAGCAGATTCTCGGACACAACTCGATCGAGACGACGCAGCGCTACGCGCGGCTGTCGGACCGGCACGTCCAGCACGAAGCCGAACGGGTGTTCGGGGCGGGGGGCTGATGGAACCTCAGCCAGCAACGTTCACTCGGGTCGATTCTATTTCGTCGCTGATGCCTGCGTCTGGGTGGTTCGCCTGCATGGCTCAGTACAACGAGCAGGAGCCGGTGGGTGTGCTCCCCGTGATCGCATGGGCTGTGGTCGAGACCTGTGAGTACCACAACACCGGCACCCGCAGCCATGCACTCGGTTCGGAGGTCGAGGGTACGCGGGAGCAACGGGTGCTGGCGATGATCGCATGGGATTTTGGGGACCTGGTCCCCGCGGCCCTAGACCCAGGCTTCATGGGGCTGGCGACCAGTGTTGAGGAGGGCGAGTCCATCTACCGTACTGACGCGCTCGAACGGATGAAGCGCGGACCCGCACCCCAGACGGGTGAAGACGCGGGAGTGGGGCTGTGAGCGATTTCCTCCAGGACCGTCGAGGCGAAGTGCTTGCGGGGCACCTGCGGTACTGGGAGCAGTTGGCGGATGAGTTCGTCCGCAACGCCAATGACCCAATCAGGGCCCGTGACTATGAGCGGGCCATCATGAACGTGCCAGTTTGCCACCCTCCCGCGGATCCCCGCGGGTCCGAACTTAACCCTGGGGCCAGTTCCTGACCCGGCGATCGCCGGGCAAGGCGGGCCCCGTATCACAGACGCAGAGAGCATCGGTCTTCCGGGCCACAAGAATTGGAGCGTTGGCCTCCGGAGCCAAAGGTTACAGGTTCAAATCCTGTCGGGCGTACCACTAGGCGCTGCAAGCATCTCGCCCCGCCCGGCAGGTTCACGAGCCCCAGCCTCTGGCCTTCTGAACCAACGTCCCACCCCGCAAGTCTCCGCTGCTCGACAACGGCCCCACCGGGTCGCCCTGCGTCGCAGCGGAGGCGGAGATGTCGCAGTCCCCTGTCCACATCGCCCCACCCCCCGAGCACCCCGCACCATCCCCCCTCGCCGCATCGGTGATCGAATGCTGTGCGAAGCGCCTCACCGACGCCGCGCAGCGCTCGCCTGAGCTGGCCACCCACCTGATCGAGCAGGAGTACGCCGAGCTCGAGCAGGCCATGGTCGAGCTCTTCGGCCCCTTCCGCGTCGTGGGGGACGATCCCCAGACCCGGATCTGCGGTCCGCTCAGCCCCGGCGCGATCCCCTGCAACAGTCGGGCGTTCGGCGAGATCGTGGTGCGCGAGCTGAACCGGGCCTACTTCCTCGGACGTGTGGCCGCCCGGTCCATTCCGGTCGTACCGGATCCGCTGAGCCAGCTGCGCTGGCCCTCGCTCCACGGGACGCTCGAGCGCGAGATCGAGACGCTCAGCCGGCACGAAGCGGCGGAACTCGCCGGACCGCGGCGGGATCACCCGCACACCCTCGCGCTCGGCCAGATCATCGTCCACCTCGAGCGCGCGAAGAACGTGGTGCAGACGATCGTCAACCGCCCGAAGCAGGAAGGAGGGCAGGCGTGATGGGCCCGCGGCCACCCGACGTCGGTCCTGCGGGCTTCGCCCCGCGCTTGCTCACCCAGGTCTACCGGCTGATGTTCGGACCCACGGCTCCACTGATGCCGCGCGGCGGGAGGGCCTCCTGGTGATCAGGATCGGAGAGCTTCTTGCCGACGCGACGCTCTGCAAGACGAAGGCCGCGGCCGTGAAGTGCTCCCGGTGCGGAAAGAACTTCGACAGCTCGCGCGACGCGATCGCGCGCTATTTCAGCGAGGGCTGGCCGATCTGCTGCGGGGAGACGGCCCAGTTTGCGCTTCTCGGGGTGCCGTCATGAGCCCCGTCATCACGGTCTCGGTTCAGATGCAGGACTTGACCGACCTGCTCAACTCGGCGCTCGAGGGCGGCAGCACCTACTGGGCCCGGATCATCGACCGCCAGGTCGTGGGCGATCCGGAGTACACGTCCGACGTTCCTGCGGCGGGCGGGTTCCTGGTTTTCGCCACACTCGAGAACGACGAGATCAACCGGCAACGCAGCTGGAGTCTGAACGCTGGCGACCTGGTGCGCGGGGCCGAGGTGATGGCCGCGCGATACCCGTGCCACTTCGCCTCCATGCTCTATGAAACCGCCGACGCGGTGACAGGCGACGTGTTCCTGCAGTGCTGCCTGTTCGGCGAGTTGGTGTTCGGATGAGCCCGCGCCCGTTGGATCCGCTCACTGAACTCACGGCAAAAGAGGTCCGCTCGGAAGTTCGCGAAGCCTGGCGTTTGGCAGGACTGAAGACGACCACCGCGGAACACCTCGACCGGATGGTCTCCGCCCTCGCGCTGGTCCTGCTCCGCTCTCCTGCGGAGACCGCGCCTCTGGTCGAGGCTGCGATCATCAACGCCGAGCGGCGGGCGACCTACCTGAAGGCGTCTTCCCGGAGGACATCATGAGCGCCCGCGAGCAGTACCTGCACGAGCAGCGCCTGCGGCGCGAGCGTCCAATTGGCGCCGAGGGTGCCTCCGTCCCGCGGATCTCCGGGTTCGGCTGGGTCCTGGTCGTCTTCCTCGCCCTGGTGGCCGCGCGGATCCTCTTCGACCTTGCACCCATGCTGCTCGGTGATCTGCGATCGCTGATCGAGTGGTTCACATGCTGACCCGACTCGACCGCTGTGTGCGCCGCCAGATCGCGACCGGCGACGCTCCCGCGATCGTCGTCCTGCGGCTCAACCGCGACGGCGAGGCGCTGCTCGAGATCCGCCGCAAGCGGGCGCGGCGCGGCCACAGCTTCAACCTGTCCGCGATCGCCGCACGGCTGCTCAAGCTGCAGCGCGGCACCCTTGCCCAGACCGAACTCTTCGCCCCAGGAGGACCCCGATGACCCCGACCGCCACGAAACCGAGTCCTGAGCCTCTCACCGGGCCGGCGTTGCTCAGCCAGTCGCTCGAGCTCGACCGAATCCGGCCGTCCGCCATCCACCTGCGCCGCGGCAAGGACAAGGCCCGCGACGCTGAGCTGCTCGAGAGTGTCAGGCGCCACGGCGTGCTGCAGCCCATCCTGGTGCGCACCGTGCCCTGCCACCCAGGCCGCTACGAAGTGGTCGCCGGGCACCGGCGCTTCGCCGCGGCGCAGGGGGCCAACCTGGCGGCCATCCCCGTGACCGTGCGCGATCTGAGCGATCTCGAAGCACTGGAGCTGCAGGTCGTCGAGAACCAGCAGCGCGCCGACGTCCACCCGCTCGAGGAAGCCGAGGGCTACCGGCTGCTGACCGAGACCCACGGCCAGTCGGTCGAGGAGATCGCGCTCAAGGTCGGCAAGAGCCGGGCCTACGTCTACGCGCGCCTGAAGCTCGCCGCCCTGGGCAAGCCGGCGCGCGCCGCGTTCCTCGACGGCAAGATCGAGGCCTCGGTGGCTCTGCTGATCGCGCGGATCCCGGCCGGGCTCCAGGAGAAGGCGCTCAAGCAGGTGCTCACCGGCGGAGAGTGGGATGACGATGGGCGCTGCCGCAACCCCTTGAGCTTCCGCGCGACCGCCGCGCTGGTCCAGCGGGTCTACATGCTGCGCCTGGGCGACGCTCCGTTCGACCCCAAGGATGCGGAGCTCGTCCCGGCCGCCGGGGCGTGCGAGGCCTGCCCCAAGCGCAGCGGCAACCAGCGCGAGCTGTTCGGCGACGTCAAGGACGCAGACGTCTGCACCGACACGCTCTGCTTTCACGCCAAGAGCGAGGCCGCCTCGCGGGCCCGCCGGGCGAAGCTCGAGGCCGAGGGGCGAGAGGTGCTGGTCGGCGCCCAGGCGAAGCGGGTGTTCAAGTACGACGGCAAGACCCCCGCGCACGGCTGCGGCTACCGCACCCTCGACGACACCGAGTACCTGGACAACGGTGGCAACGCGAAGGTCCGCTCGCTGCTCGCCCGCTACGCTCCGGATGCCGAGACCGTCTTCTGCGAGCGTCCCGAGGACGGGGTGATCGTCGAGCTGGCGCGCTCGGCCGACGTCGAGCGGGCGCTAGCCAAGGCCCAGCCGAAGAAGGCGAAGGTCCGCGCGGCCGACAAAGCCAAGGATCACGCCCAGCGCCAGCGCAAGGAGCGGGAGCGGGCGCTCCAGAACGCCAGCATCCTGCTGGTGCTCGAGAAGTCGCGTGCCGCCAAGGACTCGGCGCTCTGGCTCTTCCTCGGGGCGCACCTGGCGGACTACATCTGGTCCGACACGGTGAAGGAGCTGCTGCAGCGCCGCGGCCTCGAGGCGAAGAGCGTCTACCAGGAAGGTGGCAAGACCCTGGCCACCTGGGTCGGCAACGACCCGGTGAAGGCCCGCGAGCTGGTGCTCGACCTGGTCCTGACCCGCGGAAAGGGCGGCTACGGCGCCGAAGGCGGGGCGCTGCGGGCCGCTGTCAAGCTCTTCAAGGTGACCCCCGAGGCGGTCAAGCGGCGGGCCAACGCCGAGCAGGT